TCTTAGGGACACCATCAATAAATTCATTAGCCGCCTCTAAGTCTTTTGAGATAAGTTGTAACTCAGTCTCAATGACATTCAATCTCTCAATGACACCAAATGCAAACCATGAGCCAACCAAAATTCCACCAATAATTGTAATTAAATTTTTGGCTGGTAAACTTACCTTGCTATCCTCTGATACATCAATCTTACTCGGCATCTTCTTCAGCTACTTCTGCTTCTGTCTGTGCTGTTTCAAATACTCCAACTTCTGTCTGTGCTGTGATTTCGTCATTGATTGTACTGATTACTGCATCATCATCAATAACTGCACTTACAATTTGTTTATCAATTTCTTTTTGGAATGTGCTTGATCTAACACCACTAGCTTTTGCCGCTTGTAAATATTGTAGATCAGACGCATAATCTCTAAGATTAAAGCTATCTGGGTAATCAATAACACCATCAAACGACTTGCCTTGCCACATAGCCCATAGACTCCAAATCTGCTCCTCTGCGTTCTCTAATAGATCAGCTTTCTCACTCAGTACCGAGTTAAGGTTTTCAAATTCAGTCTGTAAAGCAATCCCAGATTGTACTTGGGTCTTAGTCTGTCTAACACCTGACATATGAGTTGCTCTATCTATCATTTCAATTTTTTGCTCAATAGACGATCTAATCTCACTAAGGTTTGATCCACTTGGTTGCAATAGAAATGGTTTCAAGCCGCTATCTAGATCATCTGGCATTGATATAACTGCACCAGCACCAGCACTCGCCTCAACTCCTTGAGTTTTAACTAAGCTAGGGTGATTAGATAATCTTATTAACTGTTCCATCTCAGATAACTCGTTGTAGATAGACTGTTGCAATAATGCAACATCTGTCAAATCACTTATACCTACACCTTGTCTTGGTGATCTTTTGTTATACAAACAGATAGCTGGTATTGTTCCAATTTGATTTGGTTTTCTTTCAATTACTTTTGATTTACCAGTCTTAGGTACGAACACATACGATATTTCATTAGGTGTCCACATTCTGTAATACGATCCACTAGATGTAACTTCTTCTCTTACCTTGATGTAATCTAATACATACCGACCACTTGCCGCTCTAACATAGTTCCAGTCCATCACATTGTCTGGTGTTATCATTGTTAAATAAGGTCTAATATCTTGACTTAGTTCTTCTGCTCTTGTTTGTGCATTACTTTCTGGCTTATCTACAAATATCCATACATTGCCATACACACTAGAATAAGTCTGTGCGTTCTTCATAAACGCATTAAAATTTTGCCCATCTAAATCTGTATCAGTTAAGAACGATTCTAAACTAGGATCACTCTCTAATGTCCCATAGTTTCTAGTTGGTGGTACTCTGAATAGAAAGCTCGAGTAAATGCTTATGATATTTCTACAATGATTGTCTATTGGTGTATAGTTAACTCTATTTTGATATTCTAAATCTAATTCTAATGCATATTCATGCAAGAAACCGCCTGATCTGTATTCTTCACCACCTAAATATGATCTTAAATAAAAATTCCATCTTGAAATCATTAGATCATAGTTACTGTGTTTATTTTCCAAAAATTCTTTATCTTGAATTAAGGACTCCATGTTTTCACTTATTGAGTACATTATTTAACGCTCCATCTCTGAGGTAATTGTTTTGTGTATTGTTTTCTTATAGGGAACAAATAATCTACTGCATATCCAATCGCATCGTTCATATGGTCAAATCCGCTATCCTTATCAGGTTGCGTAGTTCCCTCTTTGTAAAGGTGTCTTTCCAAGCCTCTAATAATGTTTTTGCATTTGGGATCAATATACATCATTCTTTGCTCGTTTGTATTCTTTAATCTTGAGTTAACAGCATTAATCCTGTCTCTAATTTGAGGGTGTGCATTCTTAACTCTTACTGTAAATCCAGCATTTTGTAATATGTTTAAATCTGTTCTACCACCAGCAGAAGTCTTGCGTTGTCTACTTGCTGGGTCTGGGTAAACAATGATTTGTCTGTTTGGGTATCTTGTTTTTATTTCTTTGACTAATTCGTCTGTGTTTGATGAATATATTACGATTTCATCAATAAAATTTACTGTATTGTTATGTAATTGAAATATCGCCGCCGACATGGGATCGATATTAAAATCCATACCAATATGAATGGCTGTATTATTATCTTTCAAAGAACTAACATTTAATTCTCTATCAAAATTATAATATATTGCACCAGAGTATGTTTCAAATGTAGCTAAATATTCTTGTCTAAATGTTCTTTCATCTAAATCATTTTTGGCTTGTTCAACTTCATCACCATCAACTTGACCACCATCTAATGTAGTAAATTGAAATGCCGACCAGTCTTTATCTTCATTGCCTTTGCAATATAGATCGTATGCATAATTACCAAACCCTCTTGGTGTACCACAAAAAAGAACATCACCTTTTCTGTCTGACAATGTTGGTCGTAATACTTCAAACCATGCTTGACTAGGTATATCGGCAAATTCGTCCATCACTAAGAAATCAAGTCCGACACCTCTGAGTGAGTCATAAGACCTATCTGCTCCTCTTAATGCAATAGTGCTACCATTAATCAATATTATTGATAGATCACTTTCATTGGCTTTTTTAATCCAATTTAAGTCTTTTAATCTTTCTTTCAGAGAACTCCAACAAACTTGTTTTGCCTGTCTATATGTTGGGCAAACAAACCAAACTTTTCTTTTTGGTACTGAAGCATACTTTATTAACTGTCGTATTGCTAAATGTGTTTTACCAAATCTTCTTCCAGTAATTAATACTTTAAACCTAGATTTGTCTTCAACTACCTTTTTCTGTGCTGTTGTTAATGGCATCAATTTTTATTCTTATGTTTACTTTACGACCTGCATAATCACTACTAAATATAAATTCTTTTTCTTCTGTTGGTTTCAAAGTATTAATAGTTTGATTTAGCCACTGCATAATCTTTTGATTATCGTTCACAATTTAAAGCCTTTTTTCCAAGCCTCAAGTGACCAGTAAGCGGCAGAAAGTGTTTTCTGTCCCTTAACTCTTTTCAGAATACCACCCATTCTAGCATCAAATGATCTTTTTCTAGCTGGATTATTCTTTTTGATACTCATTTCTTTGGAACCAAAATTAATTTTTTTAACATTTCCAGTTGATCTATCTTTTACAAAAACTTTAAATTTTTTAACATCACCTCTCATGGGTTTGTTTAATTTAACTTTTCTGCCTCTATATTCTGCCATAATTAATCAATAAATGGTAAAGGCTCAATCATACCAGAATTATCTGGTGTATCTGATTGACCTAATACTTGTTTCCCTAAAAATATTTGCATTGTTACATTGCCGTTCTCTGCTGACTTCCATTGCATCTGTCTCAAACGCATTTTGCACTCTGCCCTCCCTTTTGTCAGATATTCGCCATAACGTCTAATAGTATTTTCTGAGCAACCGAAAAAATCACCAATTTCGGTGTTTGTGCAACCAAGTCTTGCAAGGTTTTGTAATTGCTTAGTATCAATATTGTGTTTCTTTGGTCTTGCCATAGTTCTCCTCTTTTAAACTGTTTGTATCAGTGCCTCTTACGAGTCAAATTTTTTCAATTTCAAGCCATAATTATTTATGCCTTGTTGTATTTCAATATCTTTCTTTTTAATTAACTTATTTTCTCTTTTAAATTTATTGTAGTTTACATGGTGGTGCCATCTACCATATCGCCAAACTAATTTAGATACATCTGGGTGTAATCTAACTTGCATTTGAGATTTCGGTATTGTTCCCTCTTTTGCATAAAATGCCTCAGTATTACCACCTTTTAAAACCTGTGTGTTGGTTTTTTCTTGTAGAAATGCATTAAATTGCACTGTACACCAACCACCTTTGAGCATTTGCAAAGATAAATCTGTATCTTCGTTATATCTGCCCCTCCATCTAAACGGAACATCATTTCTTATTAAGTTACAACTATAAATTCTGGTATTTACAGTAAATGCACCGTAATTGTGTCCCCATTTATCAATAACAAAAAAAGAATAATTTGGTCCTGCCATTGCAATATTCTCATATCGTAATACAAAATCTTCCATCACCTTAAAAGGTGTACCATCATAGCATTTGTATCTTTTATTTTTATTCCACCTACGAAATAATTTTATATTATCGTCCATCACCCAATGCCATTTATAGCCTTCAGATATAGAATGATCCCAAATAAAATTTCTTGCGGCTCCTGGTCCCTTGGACTTTGTACTACCAAGATCATCGCAAGTATCGTAATCGTCTTGATATTTTTTATCTAATACCAGTAATTTTGATTTATCAATAACATCTGAGTACGTTTTATATTCTTGATCTTCTATAACCAAACGAAATGGTACATTCATTTCTTCTAATACTTTTGCTGTAAGCCTACTATCTGCTCTACCTTTTGTTGGTATATACAAAGGGAATTGTGGGTTATTCTTTGACATACCCCTTGTCTTTTAAAACATTGTTTTCAAGTTTAGGAAACCAAATATACTTGGTTTTATCGGTCACATCTTGTTTAATTATTTTAAAAAAAGTTTCTAATGCCTCTTTGTTCTGAAAATGTACATGTATTGTTCTGTGCGGTGACTCGTCTTGGTGTGTAAATTCAGGCATATCTTGCCATTCTTTTTCAGTATCTAACCAATCTGTGCCTGATCCATCGAAATTTATAATTGCATCTAATTCTTTATCACCAAAGCCAAGATTATTAAGATCAAACCCTTTTCCCATCAATTTTTCTAATTCTTGATGTAATAACTCATAATCCCACTCAGAATATTCGTTAGTTTTGTTATCAGCGATACGATAACCTTTGATTTGTTCATCTGTTAAATTTTTAGCAATAACAACTGGTACTTTTGCCATTTGTAATTTTTTGGCTGCAAGATACCTTGAATGACCTACAATAATAATATTATCTTCGTCAATTACTATTGGTTGTTGCCAACCATATTCTTTTATAGAGTTTGCAACTTTTTCAATATCTTTTTTCTTACGAGGGTTGTTTTCGTAAGGTTTAATATTTTTTAATTCAAATTCTGTAATTTCCATCGCACATAATCTGGGTTGTTTTTTTCAATCTCTGTATAGTGTGTTGCCATACCATTGACAGTGTCCTCTTCATTTTTACCTTCTAGCTGTCTAACATAATAAATTGCGTGTAGCAACTCATGTTTTACAAGATCAACAGCTATCGATCCGCCTTCTTCGATTATATCTTCATCTAAGTATATAATCATTTGTTTGCTATGAAACGAGCCTTGTTGCTCGCCAATCTCATAGCAAATGTGACTATTTATTTTAATTAAATTTATTCTGTAATGCGATAATCTTATAAATTCTGGTAATTCAATCTTATTAACTGAATTTTTAGGCATTTTTATACTTCTTCAAGTTCTATTGATTTACAGTAAAACTCAAATGATTTCATAGATTGATTATTTAATGTGCCATGTTTTTCAAACAAAGACAGAACTAATTCTACTTTATTGTAAAAAATATATTCGTGGCATTCTTCAACATTATTAAATTTTATTAATGTATAGTCAGTATTAACAAGATTAGGTGTATTGAAATACAGCATTGATGCTGTAATAATCCAAATCATTTACGTTTTTTCTTACGCAAATCTAAGTCGTGCTTTCTTGAACCTCTTAAAAAACTATTTACTCTGCCCATACTCCAAGCAGCCATAGGTACTCTTCTTGAGCCAGAACTTAAAAAAGCACCTTGCCCTCTTCGATAAACTTTAGCCAAAGTACCATATGTATATCTTTTTGATGCCTTTGCTTTTCTTTGTAATGTGGCTTTAACTGAAGCTGATAGTGGTTTTCTTTTGACTGCCATTATAATTTATCTCTTTTTCTTAATAAAGCTCTTGGAATAACTTTTCCTGCTTTATATAAATTTGCTATTCTTTTCAATAGGTTAGCTCTTTCTGTTCTTTTTTTACCCTTCAATCCTGATAAGTATTTTTTTGGTAAACCAGATTTTTTGTCTTTAGGAACTTTTCTTTTTTTTGCCATTATTTACCTATTTTTCTTTGTGCAGATATGTGAGCTTCTCTAAATGTTTTGCCTTTTTTCATATCTTGAGCCATTGATTTCATGTGTTTAAGGCTGTGATGTCTAGCATGACTTCTCATTGTTTTTTGTTGTCTCGGTTTGAGATCCTTGATTATATTTTTGATAGACGCAACTTTAACCATTATTTTCTCTTATTCTTCTTTTTTTTCTTTTTCTTTTTTTTCATTGATCCATGATGATATGGCATAGAAAACTCCCAAAAATTAAAATTAAATTGATGTATAATTACACGAATGGTAATTCTAATAACTTTTACGCTTGTCTGATTACAAAGTCAATAGCTTTGATCTAAAAATTTTTTAAATTCTTCTATTGCTTCTCTCAAACGATTTCCAGCATACGATCTATGCATCTGATATTTAGCGGCAAGTTCTTTTACCGTAAAATCTTCAACACATATTTTGTAAAGTATTTCAAACGCAAAATCACCAACCCATGTATGCGATCTAGATAATTTATAGATTGCTTCGACTCGATCAACTGCAATGTCATTCCACCCATGAACATCACCAATCTTGTGAAAATTTGAGGTATAGCTACCAATACGAGACTTTTCCCATAATCTACGAAACTTCAATGCTGTAAAATATTGTACTGTATTTAAAACTTTCTTTGATCTTAAAATGTCTAATGAACTTTCAGTTACATTGATCATCACAACTCGACCTTGACCTCGAGCTTTTTCTTTTTTTGAGCCAAGAAATTTTGGTTTTATTTTTCTTTTATCTTCAGCTTTTATTGCAGTCATAAAACAAGTCTAGCTGATTTGTCTTTTCTTGACTAATTAATTTTTTGTCCTGTCATGTAATTAAAGCTAACTTGTTCTTTTCCATTGGTAAAAGTTATTTCATTCCAAGTGTGAAAAGTCATAACATAACCATCAGGAACAGTATTGGGATATTTTTTACGAAAAAATTGTTCTGGTGTAATCTTCTTTTCAGTTACAATCGTATCTTCATCAAGCCATCTTTCTTGACTTAAAAATGTAGAAAAATGCGGAATAAACTCAAAACTTGATGCCTTTTTTACAATTTGATTATATTTTTCAACAATGGTGTCTTTATTAACTTTATTTTTAACTTGATTATATTTTTGTAAAGCAACCTTTTTACTTCCTCTTTTTGCCTTTAATCTTCCCCATATTTCATTAAAATCATCTATATATATTATACCTTTATTATTACCTTTATTATGATTGTTGCCATGAGATTTGCCATTTGGTTTGCCAATTCCGTCTTGGTAATCGTCATAATTTAATATTTTTATGATGTTTGGGAAGTCTGCTGATTTGCCATTTGGTTTGACCTTTAGTATGCTATTAAATTTACATAATTTGTCTAAATAATGCCTTGTTTTACTTTGATCCCAACCCCATGCTTCAGCAATATAAGATACTGAATGGCATAATTCACCTCTTTGCAATCTTACTGTTTGTGTACCTATTGTGAAATCTCTTTCTGTAAAACTAGCTTCTAATAATAACCATAACCACGCACCAACCTCACAGAATTGTCTTTCTCGTTTATTAAGTGCTGGGTGAAGTAAAATACTTCTATCAATTTTGATATAACCTTGCATATAAATTTTTCCTCTCTTTTAAGTAGTCCAAATGATCTTGTGTAATTTTTTTGCATGGACTTAACTTGGCATAATATAACGATTTTTCATACGGATTTATACCAAATCTTGCATAAAATTTAATCTCACCAAGATCATGTTGCATTTTATGAAATTGATAATGCATGGGTATTGTAAAATCTGAAGGTTTCAAACCAACCCCACCATCAGATAAAACTCTAATATGACAAGCTTGTACATCATCTTGACCAGATATTATACAAGTCTGTTTTCTAATAAAGTTAAGATGTTTTGCTGATCTATACATAAGGGCAAACTACAGTGTAAAAT